ATTTTGACTGCGGATTTTCGCAGTTCCAAAATTTGACAGCTTTGGAACCTGCGCGCTTGATTCCCCCGACATGCCCCAACTCCCCCAACACGACAAAATGATTTTCGCGGAGCTGATGTTCGCTCAACGCAATGTTGATTCGTCTTGCGCGCATACTCGCTTTGGGTGTGTAATCTTGCCGACATATCGGGGAGTGGCGTATGCGCGGGATCAACGAAAATGTGCCAATTCAAGACACCTTTTGCTCCGGAATTGGAGCAATCGAGAAACTCGAAGGCGGAAACTTGCGGTTCTATCTTTACGTGTCGCAGCAAAGCGACAACGGCGAAGCGGAGCGGGTGCTGGTGGCCAGGATCGTGGCGCCGGCCTCGAGCGTGCCCGATGCCATCATGAAGATGATCGCGGCGATGGGCGCGGGCGCGACCAAGACCATCCCAATGATCCCCGAGCTGGTGCACTGACGAATTCATTCGGCGGACTCCGGCGCGGACTTTTCATCCAACAGCTTGGCGAGATCAGGCCGCAGCACACCGCGCGCAATGCCGGTGCGATCCGAAACCATGGGCAGCAGATCGTCATCGATCCGCCGGCCGGTTTCCCAGCGCGCGACGGTCTCGCGCGCCACGTCGAGCTGCACGGCCAAGCCCTTTTGGGTGAGACCATGCTGCTTGCGGTAGGCCACAAGCGGATGCACGACATCTGGTGCCAAGGACGGTCCATCGGTCTGATTCGTCATGTCCATGTCCGATTTGTAACCGTTCCGGTCACGACTGGCAACCGTGATCAATGACGATTTGTAACCAAGTCGGTCATCAATCCACAGTTCCATTGCCTGTTAGTGTGACGGGCATGGTCACAAAACGGGCAAAACGAAAGCTGTTCCTGAAAGAGAACCGGGAAGCCCAGGGCGTCTCGGCGTCGGTGATGGGCGAGAAGCTCGGAATCGAGCGGGAGAGCGTTTACCGGCTGGAGCGCGAGCCGTGGCGCGTTAATTCCGACAAGCAGGCCGAATATGCCAACGCGCTTGGGCTCGAACCGGAGGACCTCTGGCGGGCGCCAGGAGCCATTTCGCTCGATGCCATTGTCAAATCCAAGCCCGATGACTTCAAGGCGATGGCCGCCGACATTTTGCGGCGCATGGTGAAGGAGCAATAATGTTGCTCGATCCTACAGAGAGCTGGCTATCCCGAATTGGTCGCTGGGCTTTTCTAGGTGCGATAGCTGCGGGTTGTATTGCCTATACTGCCGATTTTGATCTCAATAAGGTCGGCGGCGTCCTTCAATGGCCGACAATTGCCATCGCCGGATATTTTGTCATCAAGGACCTGTTCGTCCGGCCGCTGCAGAATCAAATCCTCGATCTCAGCCTGAAAATCGATGCCATGCAGCGCCAGCTCGAGCGCCAGGCCAAGTCAGGGAGAATGTAACCGATTGAGTTAACGAGACTTTCCGGAATGTGACCGGATCGGATACTTTTTTCACCCTGCCCTATTGCATGTTGTGACCGGATCGGTTACAAGTGTTTCCGTTCAACCAACGGGAGCCGCCCATGTCCGCCGCCGCCGACATCGCCCTTCAACTTAACCCCTCACCCAAAAACCCCTTCGAGACCGCCCGCCGCAAGCTGATCGCGGCGCTCCTCGCCATGAAGGTCCCTAGCGCCTATCCGGCGTTTCCCTCGCCTTGCGATCACGAGGCGGTCGCTTCCCACCTCCGCGACGCTGCGCAGATTTTCGATGAATGGCTCGCCGCCGTCGGCTGTGAGGTCCGCGACAACGCGGTGACCGCGATCGGCTCGGGCCTGTTCTCAGGCTCGTTCCTCGGCGCCGTGGACGGCAACGAGACTTACTGCTGCGAGGAACAGGCAAGCGCCTTGATCGAATACGCCCAGGAACGCCGTAGCTATCGGAGGGCGTCATGATCCAAGAACGCTGCGATCACAACAGATTCGCCGAGCAGCTGGCCGCCCGCCTGAGCGCGCCCGACCAGACTTACGTCGATCACCGCCTGCGCGAATTGAACGCCTTCGAGGCGAGAGCGCGCGGAGATGCCCCCAAACGGACCGCGCCCGCCGCCTCGGTCGCATCACAAGGAGCAACCGCAATGACCACGCTGTTTCGACCCGCCGAGATCACAACGGCAAAACTCAAGATGACCCTGATGGTCTTTCAGGGTTCCGGCAAGACCTATACCGGAACATCAACCGCGATCGGCCTGGTGCAGATGATGAAGCAGATGAACCTGCCCGAAGGCAGCCGCCCGATCGCGTTCGCCGACACCGAGAAGGGCAGCGACTGGATCCTGCCGCGGGTCAGGAAAGCCGGCATCGAAATGGTGACCGCCAAGACGCGGGCCTTCTCCGACCTGGTGGGCCTGATCAACGAAGCCGAGCGCAATTCCTCGGTATTGCTGGTGGATTCCCTCACCCACTTCTGGACCGAGCTTTGCGACACCTATTGCGCCAAGAAGGCCGCCGAATTCAAGCGGCCGACCTACCGGTTGCAGTTCCAGGACTGGGCGTTCCTTAAAGGAGAATGGCGCAAGTTCACTGACCGCTTCGTCAATTCCAACCTGCACATCATCGTCTGTGGCCGCGCCGGCTACGAATACGACTACATGGAGGACGAGGACACCCACAAGAAGCAGCTGGAAAAGACCGGTATCAAGTTCAAGGCCGAAGGCGAGATGGGCTACGAGCCGGACTTTTTGGTCTTGATGGAGCGCAAGATGAACATGGCGACCAAGGCCGACGAGCATGTCGCCCACGTCGTCAAGGACCGCTCGACGCTCTTGGACGGCAAGGAATTCGCCGACCCGACCTTTGAGAACTTCCTGCCGCACATCAAGTGTCTCAACCTTGGCGGCCAGCAGATGGGCATCGATACCTCGCGAACCTCGGCGGCCTCGATCCCGGCCGACGCGCCGCGCGACAGGGGCAAGATCCAGCGCGATATCGTCATCGACGAGATCAACGATCTGTTGCTGCGCCATAACCTGTCGGGCTCAGCGGTTGCCGAAAAACAGAAGCGCTCGGACATGATCGCCCGGCATTTCCACACCACTTCGAAAACCGAGATCGAGGAACTGATGCCGCTGTCCGATCTGCGCGCCGGTTTCGACGCGATGCATATCGAACTGGAAGGGGTGCCCTCGCGCTATGGTTCGGCGATCGCCAAGGACAGTCAGAGCAACGACCTCAACGACAGCTTGCCGGATTTTGCGACCAACCGGCCGGTTGATACCACCACGCTTTCGCCCAATGGCATGCCGGCTTTCCTCGATCGCACGGCGAACGTCGCTCAACAGGCGCCGGCAGAAGCCTTCTTCGACGAAAGCAAGTGGCTGGCCGACCTGACGAAGGCCTTTTCCGACTGCATCGATTTTGTCGCCTTCGGCGAGAAGCAGGCGCAGATCATGCTGCCGGCGCGCAAGCAGGTCACCGAGCAGGCCTGGACCAAAGCCACCAAACTGGCGCGCAGCGCGATTGCCAGGCTCACCAAGCAGACCAGCGGCTCCTTTGCGGTAGCGGCGGAATAGGGGCTGCCTGCAGGCGGCGGCGATTGTAGCGAGGTCGCCGCCGCCGAGTTTTTCACTTCACGCAAATAGAGGAAACCATGACCGGATTCCATCGCAGCCAACAGCCATCTTCACTCGACCGCCTCGCGGTCAAGTCCGTCGTCACCCGCATTGTTGCGGACCTGTCCGCCGAAGCTTCAGCGCAGGCGGAAGAATTGGCCTTTGTCCGCCGCACCGCCGACCCGTTCGGCCTGGTGGCCGACTGCCTCAACCCCAACGGCCACGACTTCATCGCCGCCTGCGGCGAGATCGTCTGCCAGCACTGCACGAGGATCGCATGGCGGTAACCCCAACCGATGACATGTTGCAGTGCCCCGCTTGTCAGGGACAAGGCGTCGTCAAGAAATGGCCCGGGGACCGTTCGCCGGATCGAGACTGCAAATATTGCGAAGGCGTCGGCGGTGTGACCGAAGATCAATTTCACGCCTATTACGACCGATACAAGGGGTAACAGATGATGACCTATCCCCCGATCCGGCTGCTCGATGCGCCGCTGATCGACGCCCCGACCCGCCGCGCGCTACTGGTCAAGTGCATGGCCGCCGACCTCGTCCGTTACGAAGCGGCCCATAACGAGCAGGACGCGATCCGCTCGCTCTACGGCACGGGCCGCTATGAGATGGCCGACATCGTGATGCTACTCGATGATGCCCGGCAAGCGGCAGTGCAGGAGATCGTGGCGCGGGAGATGGCGCAGTCATGAGCGTCACCATCAACGAGGACAACCACTACACGGTCGAAGAAATGGCCGCGCTCGACCGCCTGGTCAAGATCGCGCTCTCCAACACCGGCCAGAGCCGGAGGGTCGCCAACTTCCTGCTTGCCTGGTGGAACGCGACCGACAACGGCGGCTTCGACTTCACCGATCTCTGGAACGTCGATCTCGCGATCGCGCAAGACATGCTGATCGTGTTCGCGCTGATCGCGAACTGCCGGCACTACGCCGATCACTACGGCTTCGAGGCTGAATTCCGCCAGTTGGTGACGCACTGGCGCCAGCCGAAGAAGTCGAAACGGGTTGGCCGGTCATGAGCATTTCCGTCAAATGGATCGACCGTTTTCGCGAGCCGACGCAGCCGCCCGATCCGAAATATCCGAACGGCATCGATATCGACCTGACGAGGGAGGGTCGCAAGTCTTGTCGCGCCGATCTTCCCTACCCGGCGAAGCGTTGCGGCTATTACTCACTGCTTTGCGAGAAGTGCGGCTACACCGCGCTGGTCACGACGGCCGGGCGACCCGATGATCCGAAGAGCGTTCGCATACCCTGCAAGTCGGCGGAGATGGCGAAGTCATGATCACGCTCGGGCACCTGTACTACCAGACGCCGCGCAAGCCGCTCCCCACGTGGCTTTTCTACCTGATTTTCTGGCTGATCCTCCCCCCGATGATCGTTGCGATGATGGTGTGGGAGATAACCAAGGGGACGGCGGCAACGGGAAAACAACGGAAGCGGAAGATATGAAGCTTGACCGCCCTCGCCGCCTCACCCCGCCAGCCGCACCCGGCGCGCTGCTCAAGCGCTTTGCCGCGCCAGCGCCACGGCCGCGCAAGGCGGAAGCCGAGCGGGATCCTGCCTACCTCGCGCTGGTGCGGCAATGCCCGTGCCTTTGCTGCGGAATGGAGCCCTCCGAAGCGGCCCACATCAGGTTTGCCAGCGCGGCATTCGGCAAAGCCTCCGGTCTCGGCAAGAAGCCCGAAGACCGTTGGACTTTGAGTTTGTGCGCCGGCTGTCACCGCCTGGCGCGCGATGCCCAGCACAACCGCAACGAACAGGAATTCTGGCACGCGCTCGGCATCAACCCGCTGATCACGGCTGAGAGACTGTACGCGCAAGCGGGCGACCTCGTCGCCATGCGGGCGGTGATTTTTTCCACCATCGCAGGAAGGAGCACAACATGAGCGAAGGCAAACTGGAATCCCGCGACTTCGACCGCTACCTCACCGCTTCCGAAAAAGAACAGCGCGCCGCGGCGATTGCATCCAACGACGCCTTCATTCTGGCGATGGCGAAAGCGGTTCGAGCCGGTCAAGAGCGCGCCATCCCCGGCACCTTCAAGGATCACAGCCCGACGCAGGCGCGGCGGATCAGGGAGACTGTGTGATGCCCTTTATTTTTCTTCAAGCTTGGATTGGCTGTTGGATACCGATCGGAACGACAACGATCCATTGCCCTGACGGCGCGGTCATTCCCGTCACAAGATACTGCGACGACGATGACACGATCAAGCACAGCTATCCATACGGCCAATGCATCATGACGCGCCAACAGATGCTTGAGGAGATTAAGAGGAAAGAGAACAAGCGATGAAGCCGCATTCCGCCCGCACCGCGCCAACAAAGGCCGCGATCGTCTGCATGGTCGCGCTGTCGCGCGGCAACCTCCGATGCATCGGGCGGCATTGGCTGTTCGAAGACGGCGGCAAGCATCGGCTGTTCAGCACGGCTACCGTCAACGGGCTGATCGCGCTCGGGATGGTGGAGCGATACGGCGACCTGGTGACGGCGGCGTGGTGAGGCTTGACCGATGAAACTTAAGTTCGGCGGAGGGCGCGAGGCGCATCTTCTTATCGCTAAAGCGGCGAGGGAAGATGCGCCGGTCCGCGCCGAGGCAGCGCAAATTTGCGCAGGCTTGAGCGAGCGGCGAGACCGGTAATGGACGGCATCCTGCCCGAAAAAACCACCCCCGAAGCGCTGGCCGAGCATCTCGGCTGGTCGGAAAGACGTGTGCGCTGCCTTGCAAGGCGGCTTGGCGCCTGCCGGATTTTGGGCAATCGTATGGTTCTGCTCAGGGAAGACGTGCAAACCATTCTGGAGGCTGCCAAATGCCCCTCAAGCTCTACCAGCGCGGCAAGGTCTGGCACTACCGCGGCACGGTTGCCGGAAGGCGGCTTCGAGGATCTTGTAAAACTGCGGACAAAGCCATTGCGGCGCGTCAGATTGCCGAGATCGAGGCGCGTCAGTGGCGAGGTAATTTCGATGGACCGGCGGCGGTCCTGACATTCACGCAGGCGGCTATTTTGTACCGCAAGGCCGGCAAGTCGCCCCGCTATCTCGCGCCGGTCGAGGACTATCTAAAAGACATGCTCGTCAAGGACATCAACGCGGGCACGATCAAGCAAATGGCGATCGAACTGTTCCCGAATTGCAGCGGGGCCAGCCGCAACCGGCTGGCGATAGTCCCGGCGCAAGCCATCATCAATCACGCCGCCGAATTGCAATTGTGCCCGCCGATCCGGGTCAAGCGATTTGACGAGGAAACCAAAGAGAAAATTCCGGCCACGCTGGAATGGGTCCGCGCCTTCATGGCGGCGTCGTCCCCGAACCTCGGGGCGTTCGCGATGTTCATGTATTTTACGGGAGCCAGGCCGAGCGAAGCAATCGCCGTTCAATTGGGTGACATCGATCTAAAGGCCAAAACGGCGCTGATCCGGGAGACAAAAGGCGGCACTGAGCGAACGGCCCATCTGCCGGATCCGCTCATCGTGGCGCTTGCCAATGTGCCGAAGGTGCGCGGGCGCGGCGTGTTCGTCTATCGGGCCTATGGAGACTTTCAGAACGCCTGGGATGCGGCGATCGAGCGAGCGGGCATCAAGCGCCTCACGCCGCATTGTATGCGCCACGGGTTCGCTACGGGCCTCCTGCGGCGTGGTCTGGACGTGCTGACCGTCGCACATCTCGGCGGATGGAAAGACGCCGGCCAAGTGCTGCGAACCTACGGACACGCGAACAAAAACCGCAAGCTGACCGATCTGCTTATTGACGCGCCAGAGACACAGCCAGCAACCAAGAATGCAAGAAAGCCATATAAAACGGGCACAACTTGAATTTAAGCTTTACTCGGGGTAGGAAACGACCTTAAAGTGAAAACTTCAATGTTTCAAAGGGATAAGCATTGATCGCCATGTCAGATCGGGTAAGAAAATGCAGAACATCGTAGGAACAAGTCCGGGAAGTGACACGCTATTGACACAAGTTCGTTCACCGGGTGTTCGCTACAAAAAGGGACGGCCACGTTTCAGATGGAAGCGGCCCCGTCCGCAGTCCTGAGCAGCGAGGGCCACATGGGCGAGATCATAAATCACGACTTCGGAAAAGAAGACCGCGAACATGCTCGCCGGCTGGCCGGGTTGCTGCAATTGCTCAAGGAACGCGACGAGGACTTGCTCGCAAATCCCGGCAAGTATTTCGCCATTGCCTCGGATAGGATAGCTGAGCAGGAACGGCTACTGCGGGCGTTATCGGACGCCATCAAGATACCATGGTCCGTGAGCTCACAGTCGATCACCAATGAGCCGCCGAACTTCATGCCGCCCGATATAGTCAGAATTGACCGGCGCGACTACGAAGCTCTACGGGCGGTAAAGACGCTGATCCACGAATGGGATCGGCGGTTTTAAGCGAAAAAAGCACGGCTAAAACGGAATATCCGACAGCGCCGAGCGATACGCCTGGACGGCAGGCACCGCCCGGATGCCGCGCCGGTTGGCCATGTTTTCCTTGTTGGTCAGCCAGCGCAACTGCGGCAAGCCGCGGTCATTGACCCGGCGGTTGTCGAGTGAATCCCCGTTCTCGTGATCGACGAAGTGTTTTTCGCTTGGCCGCAAAAGACCCATGCGCTCGGTGATGATGACCCGGTGCATCAGGACCGTGACGTTGCGCCCGCCCTCGCAGATCGAGCGCCTTGCATAGACCAGCCCGCCGTGGCGCGGGTGCGACACGGCGAAGGTCCACTTCCATTGCATCAGGAAGTCGTAGTCTTCGAGAGAGACTTTTACGATGTACTGGGTGCGGGCGCCGACGATGATCGTCGCGTGAGGCAGCATCGGCGCGGCGCAGTTCGATTGTCAGTGACCGTTCATCGGGCCGGGACCCCACGGACCCCCGAGCAATGGGTAGCCCTTCCAATGGCGCGTTTTCCAGAACCAGCGGGCGGTGAGGAATATGGGAAACGCTACCGTGACGGCGCCGATCAGGGCGAGGGGGTAGAGGAGGGTCATGGGGTCTCCGGCTCCTGCGAAGTGAATCGACGGTCACTCGCTAGACCTTGTGTGTTCCTTCGACGCCCCGCGCCATCCGCGCGCGGGTCCGGTGCAAAAGCCAATGCTGGGCTTCCTCGATTTTCGTGAGCGCGAGAGCGTTTTCGCGACAGGAAAACGGACCGGCTTGGAAGGCGCGCAGCCGATCAATGACGATTGCCAAAAGCGCTTCTTGCGTGACGCCGTTAACGCCGTTTTCGGCGATCGGCCCATTCTGAAAGCTGATCCGGCACGTTAGCCCCTTCGGGCTTTCGATCATATATTCGTGGTTAGCGCCGCCCGCGCCGGGTTCATCGAGAACAGTGATTTCGAGCAGATCGTTTGCCGGGTTGACCTTGTGGCCGTCGATCGTTCGCATATTAGCTTCTCCTTTTGAGAAAGCTTGGATTTGCCGGCGGCCGGCCGGCGCGGGTTTTGGTTTTGAGGAATCAAGTGAAGCTGTGGACTATTCACAGCGAGCGCTCGGCTTCTTCCATCCGTGCGCTGGCTTGGGTGTATCGGGCGTGCTAGTTTGTTGGACTCTTCAAGTGGAGCCCGCCGATGATCAGAAAAGAGGGCGTGCGGATCGTCATCACCTGCGACGGCTGCGGTCAGGTCCGCATGGATCAGGAAGGCCAGCGCGCCAGGTGGCGGCCCTACCCTGCGGTCTGGAAAGAAGCGCAGGCTGCGGGATGGAGCGCGAAGAAAAAGCCGCAGGTCAGCGATTACGACCACTTCTGCGCGGACTGCAACGCAGGCGCAGACCACGTTAAGAAAATCGATTTTAATTAATTGCTGAAAACGTTACGTCATGCTGCCCGGCCGATTGAGCGATGCGACCCGTCAAGCTGCCACAGCCACGCGTAAGGACCGTCTTCCGTATCAAAGCAGGCGTGATGGGTTTTCGGCAGATCAAACACGCGAAACGAGAGGTCGGGACGATCAAGCTCAACCATGCGCCGCGCGCCCAACGCGCGCGCAAGAGCGGCGCTGCACGTCACCTTGAACAGAGACTCCATGATCCTACGTCATGCTCCCCGGCATGAAGCAGCGGATTGCGGTTGCGCCATAGAGCTTGAACGGCCACACCATGGTGCGCCCGGCCCGGTTCGGCTCGGTGATCACGGCATCGTCGGGCACGTCGATCCAGCCTTCCTCGAGCCGGACCCGATAGTGCCCGTCCTTGGTTTCCCAGTCGGGATCGGCGACCGCGACGCCATCGGCGAACGAGCAGCACAGTCCCTTGCCGCTTGCGAGATGATCGAACCAGCTATTCAATTCGGGATGGCTTAAGTCATGGGCCTTGGCCCTGGTGCTGACCGCTGCCAAAAAAACGGCAAACGCCAGCGCCATGACGAGCAGGATCAGTGCGAAGGTCGCGGCGTCGCCGGGTTTCATCTTCATTTCTTCTTTTCCTTGTCCCGTTGCCGCCGTTGCCACCAATCCTCGATACCGGCCGCCATCCCAGCGATCACGATCAGGATCGTGAAGATGCCGATGAAATACTCCCAGTGGGCCAGGATCAATGTGTCCTCGAAATCTCCGCGATGCTCTTTTTGAGGTCACGCATGTCCTCGCGGTATTCGTTGCGGAAGTCGTCGAAGTCGCCCTTGGGCAGGAAGCGCCGCTCGGTCTCAAGCTCGACGTCGTTGATCTTCTGACGCAGGCCCTTCAGCGTTTCATCGAACTGGTTTGCGAGCTCGCTCAACTTTTCTCCCACCTCATGGGTTGCCTCGGCGATGTCCTGCCCGAAGTCCCTGCGAAGGTCCTGTTCGATGTGGGCCACTTTCCAGACGCCTGCGATCAGTCCGCCGACAGCGCCGACGATCGCCCCGCCTCCCGCAAAGATGACGTGAGCCCATTCAAGGTTGATCACCGGCATTTCCAGTTCTAGCTGACGACGCCCATCACTTGCCCGATCGCGGCAAGCGTTTTCTGATGTAGCGCCTCGTCGTAATCGACGGCCAGATGCGAGGTCTGAATGTCGCTGCGCTCGACCATGGATCCTGCAAAGATCGCATGCCCGATCGGCTCGGGCGAGAGGTTGTGATAGAGCAACAGCCGCTTGATGTTTGGTCCCGGCTGCTCGACCACGCCAGCGACCGAAGGATCGTAACAGACCGCGAGATCGACCATGCGCGGCATGACCCGGTTGCCGATCATCGTCACGTCATTGGCGCCGAGCGAATAGCCGATCAGGATCACGGCTTGATCCTGCGGCAGCCGCATGATGTCGGGCACGATCGCGGCAATCCCGGTGCGCCAGACATGCTCGGTCACGTTGGCCTTCGGCCACCACTCTTGCCGGATGCGCGAGGCGAGCTGCACCATGCCGCCGGAGGTGAAGGCATCGCCCTGGCCGTAGATCACATAGATGCGCGCGGTCATGGCGCGGCCGTGTAGCCTTCGAGGAAGGCTTTGCGCGGCGATAACGATTTGTAGCCGTCTGCGTAGACGACATAGAAATCACCTTGAATTGGCGCGTATCGAGCAAACAACAAATCGTTATCGTCGAATGTTAAGGGGGCGTAGCCCTTCTCCTTAAACGACAAAATAACCTTGCCAGGTGTCATCCGGTTTATTGTTGAAATTTGCAGCGCCCACACTTTCTTGTGGCTCACGTAGCGCGGCATTTCGACTTGCGGGGCGTCAGCACCTTCGGATGAATCATGCATAGCTCAACCTTTCCTCGTTAAGTTACGGAAATCGCATGGCGTCACAGCCCCAGCGGCGCGAGAAGGCCCGCCCCGGTTATCAGACTCGTTATCTTGCCGACCAGGCTTTGCGCGTTCTTCACTTCATCCTGCACCAGCGCGCCGCAGGCGTCGTTCAATGCCGGGCTTTGAATGGCAAGACGGAGAATGCGAATCTTTTCGATCACCACGATCGCGCCATCCGGCTCGCCGGCGTTGGAGGCAAGCGTCTGTTCGTCCGCAGTTAGCGCCATCGCGTCCCCTGCGGGAATGGTCCCCGACTTCGGTCCGTTGACGACCAGATCGACGATCGGCACCAGCGCTTTCGTGCACATCGCCGAGGTGTTGTCGGTCGTGGTCCCGGCCGTCGCACCGGGCGCGGAGGCCAGCGCATAGCTCTGCTTGAGATGAAGGATCAGCTTGGCGCCGCCGGCCTTGAGTACACAATGCAGATCGGCAATCGCGTCTCCCGTCGCCTTGCAGCCGCTGTCTCCAAGCTTGGCCCCGGAGCTCGGCGTTGCGGTCTCGTCGGATTGCTTCGCGGCCGCGATGTCGTTGACGATATTGCCGGTCAGCGGTTTCAGCTTGACCTGAGCCTGCGCCGGATCGCCTGCCACAAGAAAGGACAGCACGAAGGCTGCGAGCAGGATTTTCGCAACGGTTGCCTGCACCGCCGGCGGCAAGGTCGCGACCGTTTTTGCGACTTCCGCCGGCGTCAGCGTCGGGCTTTGCGCGGCAATCTGCCCCGTGGTGACCGGCGCAATGCCAGCCTGATTGAGTTTTGCGGCCTGCGCCAGAGATTTGGCTTTCAAGACCTCGAGCTGCGACAGCACGATGGCACGGCCGTAATCGTTCCAGAACGACCAGGCAAGCCCAACCAGCACCATGCCGACCGAGACGAAAGTTTCGGTCTGGTTGGAATTGATGATGCCGTGGCCAGCCAGACTCGTGCCCGCCACCAGGAGGCCCTTTTTTATGACCCCGGTTGCCAGCGTCAGCATCATCGTCTTGGTTTTGTCGTCCATGGGAAGTCTCCTAATGATCGATTTGAACGTGGCTGCTCAAAATCAAGAGCAGGTCGCGCGGCGAGATGTGGTGGAACGGGACCACGAGCGGCATCGGGAAATAGCCGCAGGCGCGAAGTGCTGCCGTCATCTCGGCCGAGCAGATCAGGTGATCGAACTCGTGCAGGTTGATGTCGGGAGCGGCAAAGCTGATGATCGATTTCCAGTCATAGGGCTTGCCGATGCGCTTTTCGACGTAGGCATAGAACATGTCCTCCTGCTCCGCCGTGCAGGGCAGCGGCACTAGCTTTTCCTTCAGCCCCTTCTCATTCGCATCATAGCCGATGTCGCGCGCCTGCATGCCGCCGTCCATGTGCTGGCCGATGTAGCTCTTGCCGTCGCGCGACAGGCATTCGACGTGGCTCGGCGTGAACGGCATGCAGATGCCGGCTTGGGTGCGGATCAGGCGCGACAGCGGATGGTCTGAGGTGACGAAGCGCAGCGTGATCATGGATGCCACTCGCCCGGGATCGATGGATCGATCAGCGACATCCGCGCCAGCAGCGCCGCGCATCCGATCTGATGGTCGATTGCGTGCGGGTCGTAATGGCCGTCAGCGACATATTTGCCGCTGTGATACTGGTCGGTGCTTGCCCAGACGTAAGGCGATGGCCGCCCCATATTGGCGTAGCCGAGGCCGTTGTACTGCTCGAGCAGCGTCAGCGCGCCGCCGATGGTCCAATCATTCCAGTGCGCGGCGTGCGGCGGACAGACGACAAGAGCGTCTTCGGCCGCCGCTTCCCATGACGGGAACGGGCCCCTGCCCCTCGGAACGTGGATCGAGACGTGATTCCACGGGTCACCCTGCGCCAGCGAGCCCAGCCAGCTTTGCGAGGATTCGCGCTCGTGGATCACAGCGACGACGGCCCAGGGAACGCCGGTCTTGCTCTCTACGGTCTGATAGCGGTCCTTGGCGGCAACGAGCCTGTGGGAAACACCGTCGATCAGGTGGATCAGCCCCGGTATCACCGAGGCGGCATTCCAGCGCGCCAGGTTGGCGGCTTTCAGCCTTGCGAGGTCGGTCACGGCTCAACCCCCCGCGATCAAAAGGTCGATCTCTTCGATACTTTCCTTAACGGCCTGGTGCTCGCCCTGGATCAAGAGCACCGTCTTGGCCGAGGCCGCATAGTCGCCGTCGTTCTGGCGCATCGAGGCGATCGCCTTGGGATCGATCTCTTCGCCGTTCGGTGCAGTCAGTTTGATCATGGTTTTCTCCCGATTTTTTAAGAGGGCCCTTACCCTTTGAAAGCGAAAAGCCGCCCGGAAGGCGGCTGGCAGGCCCGAAACCCTCCGGTTGTCAAGCCGGATTATTTCGCGTTGGCGACTAGGCGGGGCGAGTCAACGTGGGGTAGCGTGGGGGGATGTCCATTTACATCCACAATACTCTGATCATGGCTGCCATCGGATTGCCTATAGTGATCGGGCTACTCGGCTTCATTTGGTACAAAGTAGAAATAACGGAGTAACCCGTGCAACAATTCATTCGAGCTGTGAGTAACGCCGATAGCGCGGAGCGTGATCTGCTCACGCTGATGGAGTTGTGCGTCTCTGAGTGTGTGGAGCTTTTGAACCGGCGCGGCGTGGCCCTATAACGATCCGATCCACTTCAAAATGAGCAGCCTGTCTCGTATCGCCACACAAGCGCTGTTGGATGCAGATGGCGAGTTTGTGCGTGCTCAGCGCGTGATGCGAATGGGCAAGGAGATGGAAAGGCTGTTTGGAGCAACGTCTGATATCGAATCACGTTGATCCTCGGGAGAGAGGAAATGATGAACTATTTCATTCTCGGCTGCGTTGCAGCCCCCTTGGCGATTTTGGTTGGCCTATTCGCTTGTGCTCTGTTCATGACCGCGCCACGCCGTCACGTCCCGCCGTTGCAGTAGCTCGTACTCGGCGCTGAGCAGAAAACGCCACTGTTGGTCGAATAATAGAACACGTTCGGAATAACCTTGTCCCCGTCCACATCCTCAACAGTCACGGACCAGTTAAGAGGGTGGGTTCCGATCTTTTGCCAAGTCTTGGCACCGTCCCAGTCTATCGACTGCCAGATTCCGTAGACGCTGTTGCGCCAGCCCACAACGACGATGGCCGGATAGGTATGCCCAGGAAACGGAGCACCAAACCCGAATGACATGATCGAGCCGAAGTTGGTGTCAGAGGTAAAGTTCTGACCGCCATCGATCGACCAAGTAAGGAATCCGTTTGTTGAAGAAACATTCCAATCGCCGGTTGCTAGGAAGATGTGATCGGCGTTGCCAGGAACAGTCTTGATAATCCCGCCGAACTGCTTGTCCACTGACAGATTCGGGTTGCCCTTGATAACACAAGATGCGCCGCCACTGGTGCATTTGACCACGCCTTGAGCACCTGTTGAAGCCAATCCAGAATTAAAGAAAAAGAACGTGTTGGCGTTGACGCGATCGGCGGCGCATATCTTGGAGCGGTTGACTGTTCTGAAAGGCCAGCCGCCGCCCGAAAATAGGATCGTGTCGCCACTATTTACGATTTGAGCCGCGTTGTTTTGCACGGTGACGGTTGTAGCGGTTTTGCCGGTGACAAGGGTGTGCTGGGGCAGCGCAGCGTTGTTACTCTGATCGTGTGCCGACATCACGCTGCCGATCACAATCCAGGACGGCACGGACGCAAAGTTCAAAACATTGCTTCCGGCTGCGGTTGATCCATTTGTAACCAGCGTGCCGACTTCATTGGTGATTGCAATGTTGTTCCAAGTCGTGCCGCCGTCAGTCGTATAGTAAGGAGGCACATTGCCGCTGTTGCCGTCATTCGGAGCCCACATAAAGTTCGTTGAACTCGCCGCCGCCATGCAGCCTGCGTTGAGGTTTTGCGCGCTAATCCGAGATGGGACCGCAGGCATTGCGCTCCACGTCACGCCTTTGTCGCTGCTCGTGCCGGAATAACCTGTGTAGGAGCCGCTTTGGTTATCTGTCAGGGCGACGAAAAAATCGGTGTTGGCTGATGCCCAATCGATCGCGTAGGTGTGCTGAAGCGTCGCGCCATTCGTTGAGAAGCAACCGCGATTAGCGTCCACTGGATAAGACGAATAAGGCATCGCCAAATTGACGAAACAGTTGATGTCCCAGGTGCCGACACTCAACTTCCCGCTCGTTGATGGAGAGGTAGCGAGAGCGCTTCCCAGCGATTCCTCGATGCCGGCCGTTTGCGAGGTGATGGTTAATGCGACGCCTGCTGTGGGGGGCGTCGCAAAGAAAACACCTTCCGCCCCGGTATAGAGATGCCCTGAGTTATCGAACGCCGCCCCGCCGGGGAACATTCCCGATCCTAGTTGCTGATTAGCGATATACGGGACATCCGTTGAAATGAATGAAGGAGTCCCCGCAGTACCACTAGCTTTATTCCAAGTCACACCGCCATCGGTCGATATATTCGTTCCGGTATCCCCGCCAAAGCCGCCGCCTTCCCAAACGCCGATATGACAAGTAATTGCTGCAGAACAGGCATTAGGATCAATGTCCAGGCCGACGCCGAATGTCGGGCCACTTGCAGGAGTTGACCAAGTAGTGCCGTTGAATTTTCGTAGAACCCCAAGACCATTATTATTCGAATTATCGATGAAGAACAGATTGCCGAAACCATCGGCCTTCATCGCGTGGTGCGTGGTGGGGGTCGAAGTTGTCAGCGCCCAAGTCAATCCGCCGTCAGTGGACTTGTAGACCCCCGTTCCGTAGGACGAAACGTAGATGTTCTTGGTACAAACGCTTGCACTGTGCGGACATGTGACCGTCGTCCCCCCGCTGCTATCGAATGCGATGAGGTAGCCGCCGCCGCTGGAGGTGCCTGAAATAAGCCCTGGTGCGGAAACGGTGCCGACTGCGAAGCAAGTGGAGCCCTTATCGAATGTCGCATACAGACTCGAAGCCAACGTCGCCATGTAGACAATGCTGGAGTTGGCCGGATCAACTGCAATGAAATGCCCGTAGGATTTTGTGACTGTAGCCGCGTTCTGGGTCTGCGATGGCCCGCTATCGGATTGATGGGTGTAGCAGGTGGTGCCGAAGGATGCGGCCTGATTGGAAGAATAAAAAACGCTGCCGTTGGTCTCGATCCAGATATTGTTAGCGTTGCTCGGGTCCGCAATTGCCTCACCGCAGCCGAGACCCAGCGGCCCTCCGGTGGTCGTATCGACGGTCGCCACGCCGATCGGCATGTTGTCGGTGCGATCGATCTGCGTCCATGGCGCATTCGAGATGCTGATGTAGCAGCCGTACTGATCTGTACGCGCGAGCAGCAAGTTGGCCGATGGCAGGCTACTAACGCCGATCGCCGCGCCTGCGCCGCCGATCTTCACATGGGTAAATGTAACAGCGCCGCCCCCCACCTGAAAGATCGCGAAGTTTGCGGAAGCCGGGCCAAGAAGCAAACACGCGAGAAGAATTGCGAACCGCACAAACCACATTACCAATTCCCAAAGCCGGAAGGCAGAGAGCTTATTGTTGTTATCGTGTTGGCGTCGTTTTGCGCAGCGAACATCCCCATTGCAAAGAACGGTCCAGAGGCGAGAGCTACTGAGGTAAGGGCTATTCCGCCCACACCAGTTGCTGGGTTGGCACTACCGCCAGCGTTCCAGTTTCCTCCGTTGACCTGAATCCATACCAGCGCGTTCGTGATATCGACGCACTCAATGACCGTATTGCCTGTTACAAATGAGGGATTGGTGGTTGTCGGGTTGGCGCCGTTGTACCAAATCTTGCCGTCTGAGGTGGCGCCAAAGCCATTGTTGTCGTTGCCGGGAAAGTTGGTGAGACTTTCCGTAGCGTTGCCCATGCCGATCATCCAAGTGGATGTCACCACATCGGCGTGGACTTGAAAACAAAATTTTCCGGATGAATGGGATGCGACGCTCTTCACGGAATTGAAGCCGCCGCTTGCCCCCGTTTGGGTCGCGGTCAAACCCGCCCCATTCGATACCGTTATCTTGGCGGCGGCATTGCTGCTATCCCATGTCGTAGTGGACGGAGCGGCCGCTGGCACAGGCAGCGGGTCTCTCAACAATAAGCTTTTCTGCGCATGCGCTGGCGCGAAGCAAACAAGCGCGAACAGAACGGCTATGATCTTACGCATCGCCGCCTCAGTTCTGATGGATTTCAGGAATGACGGTGATCGTCTCGCCGCTCGCTGGCACGTAAGCCGCGCGGGCCTCAACCAGCGCGAACAGCGTCTGCGTCGAGGCCACCACGTTGCATTCGTTGCCATCGCCCGAAGTCGGCAGGCCAAAGCCGATCGACACGTCGGTTCCTGCTTCCCATGAGGCAACGGGAACGTCCATCTTGCAGACATAGTTGGCAAGCGTCGTTGACCACGCTGCGCCGTCGCCGTTCGCAATCGTCGGCGTCACGGTATAGAAGTGGATGCGGAACGAGGTCAGCGTGACCGACTTGCTCGAAAGCGTCATGCGGACACGGCGGATGTAGAAATTGCCGCCGCTCACTCGGGCCGCCGAGGTCCAGGATAGCGGAACGACCGAACCGGCAACTGTGTTGTTCGCTACAAGCTGACCGGAAGCATAGGCCGTGGTGTTGGCGGGCCGGGTGAAGGAATTCGACGGTGTGACGATTGCATCGACCGGGACTTGCGACTGGTTGCTCGCGATGACGACCGGCGAGGAGCTCGCCATTACCGCCTGACCGTTGGGATTGGAATTGTCGACGGTCGTATGCAACGAGCCTGCGTTAGTGCACGACAAGACGCCGACATGTCCCGTGGTGATCGCGGTATAGGAGTTGATGAACAGGCAGCCGATCGGCGTGATCGGAGTGGTGCCTTGGGTGAACAACGCCTCGTCGGCCAGAACCGCGAGCGCATTCGCAATCTGCGCCACATCGCAGCTCGCCGCATTGATCGGCGTGATGGTGACCGAGACCGTGCCGGCGGAATAGCTCGCCACATTGGCCCGCATGTTGGTGTAGCCCATGTTGGGCACACAGAAGAACGCCGCGCCAGACTGGTTGACGACGGATGTGACCATGGCGCTGCCGCCCGCGACCGGCATCGCGCCGACCGACTGGAAGCCGACCACGTCGCTCGCCTGGAACTGGATCGTGGTGCCGCCGGTGCAATTGACCGAGCAGTTGACGTTGAACAGCGCCGCGCCATAGCCGGTCACCGGGACCGAGGTGCCGGTGGTGTTGGCGACGACGGCGTTGAGCGTGTTGCCGGCGGCGACGGTGGCTTGAGCCGCAGCCGCCGTGACGTTCGATGCGCAATTGCCGTCGCCCGTATTTGTCGCAAGGCTCATGCTGAACGCCGTGCCCGGGAAATCGTGCATCACCGCCGGACCCGTGCAGGTGGCCGCCGCGCTGACGACGCTTCCGATCAGGAACGCTAGAACGAGGGCAAGCTTTTTCATTTCAGCGCTCCGATGAAATAGATGTCGTTGCAGGTGTTGCTGAGGTCGTAGACGCCGGTCGATGTGCATGGCGCGGCGGCGCCAAACGGCTTGTTCGGCGGCCAGGATGGAATCTGTCCGACTTGAGCCAAGGCAACCGAGCAGAGCGCCAGCCAGGCGAATATCGCGATCCGAAACAGTGTCATGCGCCGTCCCCCGTCAGGATCGCGACATTGGAGCTCTCGGTAAAAATCCCGATCACCGCCCATTGCCCGAATGTCTTGGTAAAGGAATGCGCGCTATGCAGGGTTGCCGGCGTCACCGCCGAGCCGTTGACGGCAACCTGCCCGGTGCCGGCCTGTTCAACCGCGATCGAGCATCCAACCGACAGCCCTTGCGGAATCGTCGCGGTGACCGCGGCCGCGTTCGTAAAGCGCACCGTCGTGCCGCAATCGGCCGCGGCAAAGGTGTAGGTGGTACCCGATTGTGTGGTGACGGTTCCGACTACCGTGCCGAAGGTATTCGTGCCGGACCAGATATTGGTGCCGCTCAACAATCCGCCGCAGGTGATGACGCCGGTTGAAAACGTGCAGGCGCCGGTCACGGTGCGGAACAGCGGCGTGCCTCCGGTAAGCCCGAAAAAGATTTGATCATTAGTGGCAATGTTGGTCGTGAATGGTGCTGCACCGGCGCCGCCACCGATCAGGACGCCATTGGCGTTGAGCAGGCCAGAAGTCGCCTGCTTGCCGTTTGCATTGAAGAACGGCACACCGCCGCTGGTGCCGAGCGGCACGGTCGATGGAATATTGTATTCGGTATTGGTGCCGGCATCGGTGACGGTCGACGAATTGGTCGGAACCGTTGCGCCAGCCTGAATAAAGACGTTGTTCGAACCGATCTTGGTGTTGGTGGAGGACGCGCCGACGGTCAGCCCGGCATAGGCCGACGGCGTGACGATCGTATTATTGTTGATCTGCGCGCCGTTGGCGTTGGTGATGCAGACCGGCGTCGGATTTCCGGTGCCGGCCAGGGTCGTGATACGATTGCCCATGATCACGGAGGTATCGACCTGGCGCGTCGATCCGCGAATGTCCACCAGACAATTGTTGCTTTCGGTGTTGGTGCCGTGCTGCTCCAAGATATTGTCGAAAAGCACGGGGGATGCGCCGCCATCCCACACCAGCATCCCGCCGCTGCAGGACATGTTGTTGGCGCCGTCGACCAGGACACCGCTTGCGCCGATCACCAATTGGCCTTCGATGCAGGCACCGGTACCGGCCAGGGTGTTTTTGGTGACACGCATGGTGTCGCCGCCGAAATTGAACGTGATCGGATTCTGAAACGAGTTGAGCGGCCCGATCATGCCATTGGTGGTGCCGCCGGTTGCGTTGGCGGCAATGGCGGTGCCGCCCGACGTGTAAGCGTTGACAAAATTCGTGCCGGTCAAATCGATATGGGTGCTATCGACAACGGTCAGCGTCCAGGTGCCGTTGGCCTCCGTGGTGCCGCCGACGCCAGCCACGAACGCCTTCATGCCGGTGATCATGCCGGTCGTGGAAGAGACCGTCAGCCGCACCACGCCGCCAGCGCCGGCACCCGTGCCGCTGACGTTGACCGATGGCAGCGCATTGTTAAACCGGACCGCCTTGCCGTTCAGCGCCAAAACGACGTTATGATCGACCTGCGGGAATACGATGATCCCGGTGTTGGTGCCGGAGGTGTCGAAGTTGATGAAGTCTCGCGCGTGCGTACCAGCAGCCGAGAAAACCTTGAACCCGGAAACCCGCCATCCGTAGGGATTAGTGACGGCATTGGGCGTGAAGCGGAAGATATCGGTCGAATTTCCAACACCATCGACGATCAGCGCGACACAATTTTCCGCCGCGTGCAAATAGATCGGCTTGGTGCGGAGAAAGACTTCGGTACCGGAACCGGAGATCGCGTAGTTGCCGCAGGGGAAATCGAGTTCGCCGCCTTCGGGTGTGGCCGTAATCGCATTGCGGATCTGTGTGGTCTGATCGGAACCGTCGCCGAACGCTCCAAAGGAGCCCACGTTCGGAACCGATACGGACGTGCCAGGCGTGACCTGGGCAAGGACCGGCGCAACCACAAGGGCAAGCGCCAGCGCCAGCGCAACAAGGCTGCGAAGCTTCATTTTGGAATTTTCCGTTGAGGCTTTAGTAAGCGCCGGTGCCGTCCGGCAGCGGCGTCAAGATGATCGAGCCGCCGTTTTGATTGATCACATAGGAGTAGTTCACAACCGCGAGCTGCGTTTGCCCGGCCTTCGGCGTGATGGTGATGTTGTTGACCGCTGCATCGCCCTTGCCGTCGACGATGCGCAAGGGTCGTGCGCGCTGCGACCAGTCGACGGTTACCTGAAACGCTGCGCCGACGATCTGTTTCACGATCAGCACATCATCGGTCGGCAACGCGGCATAAGGCCCTGGAGCGGTGAGCACCTTAACGACCTTGCCGGCATTGACGACCGCACCGATCGCAAGGTTTACGAAAACCCCCGTCAACGCATTCCAGGTCAGCACATAGCTGTTGGCCGGATCCGGTAGCACCTGCACCAGCGCCACGGCGGCGGGATTGAGCGAAACTGTCCATATCCCGTTCTGCTTCGAGATCGCGATCGGGCCGGCGCCTTTCGTCAGCGCCGGGAACGGCGCCGAGGCATTGATCCGGATATTGGCGGGCGTCGTCATGGCAGGCCGAAGGGGTTCGAGGTTGACGGTGCTGCGATCGGCATGGCGGTGACGCCGCCGTGCAGTACCGGCAATTTTCCGATCATGAGCTGCCGCGTATCGGCGCCATCGAACATCGTCATGCCGGCGCGATAGGTCTTGTGATGCAGTTTCGCGAAGGTCGAGACCGGAATCCTGACCTGAATCCTGCCGAGATCGACCACGCTGATGCCGTTGCCGAGTTGCGCCGAGATGATCGGCGTGCCCTCATCGGTGCCGATAAAGGACGATGATCCGTAGTCGCACGGTCCAAAACCGTCGCCATGGTGATGTCCCCGGATTTCCAACAGAAAGGCTACCCCGATCTGGCACACCAGCTTGCCGGTCGACGGCGCGTAGCTCGTCACATAACCGAACATGGTGTTCTTGCCGGTCGGATCGGAAATGACGGCCAGACTGCCGGCTGTGATCGCAAGGTTCAAACCGACTGTCAGCGCCAAGGCCTGCATCTCGTTGCCGAACGGATAATCCTTGATCGTGAGCTGGGTGACCGAGGCGGTGATGATGGTGCCGATCGTCACCGTCCAGTTGGCGCCGACAAAGTCCCCGGGCGCGGCCAGCGTCCGCCCCGAGACGTCGATCGCCTGGCCGGTGTCGTCATCGAACAGGCTCAGCGTCTGAAGAAAATCCTCCCGATTGGAGAATGGCGGCAACAGGACCGGGTTTTGGTACATCGTCTCAGCTCACAACTTGATGTAGATGGTTGCGAGCATCAACGGCTGCGTGATGGAAAACGGCGTGCCGCTGCCACCGGAGGCCACGCTGATGCCGGTCGTTGCCGGATTGATCGTCAGAGGTGTAGTCGCATTGATGACCGTACCTCCCGCTATTCCTGCCTGCGCCGTGCCTGATTGGCTAAATGGAATTGTCCCCGTATGCGTGTGACCGGGATCGGTGACAGGGAAATTCAACGCCGGCAGATTGGCTTGCAGGAATGTTTGACTTTGCGACCCGCCCGCCGCGCCCAGCACCGTCGCCGCCGTGCCGAAATAGGTTGCCGTCAATCGCCCGGCCGCGCTGTTTCCCATGTCGTCGAGCGCCGCGATCGCCCGCCCGCGCCAGTCGGGCAACGTCAGCTGTTTTGACGCGTTGTAGTCGTTGAGCGCGTTGCCGGTGCGGCCGCCGGAGACCGCGAGATTTGGATCGGTCGTGTAGAGATAGACGAACAGCGCCTGGGTGTCGGCGTTGGCGCGTTCCGAGCAGCCGCACGTCGCGTTGCCGATCGTCAGCCCATTGGCGCGGACAAAACCGGACAAGGGCCCGGTGCCGTATTTGACCTTGAGATCGCCGGACGCGAGGATCGTGGTCGGATCGACGGTGGAGCCGCCGCCTCCGCCGCCGGACGACGGGCCCAGCACCTGCATGGTGGTGTCGATGATCGAGACGCCGGTGGAATCCGTCAGGCGGACGTGAACCAGGCCGTCGGCGAGCCAGAACATCGGGACTCTCCCGGCCTGGTCGCATTGCAGGATCGGGTTGGGATTTTGCGATAATCCGAAGTCGGAAAACGAATTCTGTGGGGTTGCGACCGTGCCGGCGACGAAGAAATTGACCAGGCAGCCGGCCAAGGGCTTGCCGTTGATGTCGACCTGCTGGGCCATGGCCAGCGGCAGGGTGCCGGCGGCAAGCGCGGGCGCCGTCCACAGGACTGAGGCCGTCGCCAGAGCGTAGGCAAGCGTTTTCAATCGCTTAAGCAGGTTCATTGAATGAGATTTCCGGTTGAATTCTTAACCAGGCATGGTTGCCGGGGTGCCGCGACGCAGGTACTTTTGTCAGATGACGCCAGTCCAGAATCAGCTTGCCAAAGAGGCCCGTTACGACGTGATCGTCGCACTCACAGGCCTTGCCCTGTTCTTCCTGTGCATGCTGGCGCTGCCGCGCTCTTTCTTCTGGTTCTACTTCGTGCCGATGGTGGCGTTCTGGATCCGTTACCTCATCGTGCGCGATCGCCGCGACGAGGCGCTACTGCGCGCCGAGCTCGCGGCTTCCGGTCGGAGCAGCACCCCGGGCTGCTATCGCAGCGAGGCCGGCATCTGCATTACGGATGGCACCCAGCATGTTCTGGTTCTTCGAGATAATCCGCAAGCCACGCTGCAGTTGCCCCACATTGTCGGAAACGAGTAGCTTCGCAACTTCTTTGGCGACCCTCTCGTCGATCATCCGATGGCCGCGGGCGGCGCCATAGACCAGCGCCGCCTTCATGAGCGCCTGCGGATCGCCCTGATAGCCCTCATAGCCGCCGACGCCGCCGGCCAGGCCGAGCTCCACAAGCTGCCGCGCCGTGGTCGAATTGCCCTGCACGGCCGGCCGCGCCAAGTCCATGATCCCCTCAACGCGCAATCGGGCTTCGACCTCTGCGGCGCGCTCGCGTCCGAGCGCCACGTTCATTTCCTCGCGCGCCGCGGGCGATGAACTGATCTTGTTCAGGATGGTGCGGCGGTCGCCGGTTTTTTCGATGGTCTCGACCAGGCGGGAGACATAGCCGTCCTGAAACAGTTGCCGCTCGTCGGCTGACATTTTTGCAAGCTGCTTGCGAGCCGCCGGGATGCCGAACTTTTGGCTGGCGCCGACAAAATTCTGTCCGGCTTCCAGCGCGTCGCCGGCGCCGAAGAATTTTGCCGCTCCCGCGCGCGCCGTCTCATAGCTCGGCACCAGCTCATCGAGCCGGCCCCGCAACACCCGCGCCCAGTCGCGGGATTCCTGTGTACCCAGCTTGTCGAGGTTGCGCTTGACGATGTCCCAGAACTGCAGGTTCGGCTCCATGCGGCTGCCGTCCGCATTGGTCTTGAGCCGCAGGCGGCCGGCCTCATCGAACTGGAACGGGTTTTTCGGCGGCGTAAATCCGAGTTTTGCGGCATCGTTCTTTGCCGACACCATCGCTTTGCGGATCGCATCCTGCACGACCGGCGCCTGCGAAATCTGCTCAAACGTTTCGTCCCATTTGAGGTTTGAGCCTTCGCTGTAGGCTTTCGCGTAGTTCGGCCGGTTGACCGTGCGAGCGATCTTGTCGAGCGCATCCTGTTGCGCATCGGCGTTCGGATAGTGAAACGTGGTCTCCAGCCATTCGGCAAGCCGCGGCGACTGCGAGGCGAAGCGCTCGTCGATCGCGCGGTTGAGCGTGGCGCGGCCTTCCGGCGAGGTGTTCGCGCTACTGCGCGCCAATGCCCGCGTGGTCTCCCCGCCGGCATCCATCAGCATCGCCGGCTGGCCCTCGGCGCGCGCCGTCGTCATTTCCTGTAACGTCAACCCGCGATCGTTGTTGCGGATATCGCGGTCGATCGCGCCAGCGACGCGGCGCTCCGCTTCGGCCGCGGGATCTCTGATACCGCGGAGCGTATTGGCGATCGGCTGCACCACTTTCGAATTGACCAGGCGGCCGACCGGCGGCGCTACCGCGCCAACGCCGCCGCCGACGGCCGCGGCTGTGACCGGGTTTTCCCCGCGTACCGCAGCGTCAGCGGCAGAGACCGCAGCGCCACTGGCCGCGCCTCGCGTCATCAGCTGCGGCAGCGTCTTGCCGGTGAGGCCGAGCAGTTTTGCGCCCGTCGCGGTCGCAGCCGCCGCACCGGTCGATGCAACGCCGCCCGCGACTTCGGCAACCGCATCCGCGATCGGATGCTCTGTCGCAAAGCCCTTGTCCTTGCCCTGCTGAATGTCGAGGGCCTGTTGGTAGCGCTCGCCAAAGGTCTTGCCCGGCAGCTTCTCGAAGGTGTCAGGCAACAAGGGATCGATGACCGGCGCCAGCGCCGCATTGGTGGCCGCATCGACCTTGTTCAACACGCCGCCCAGCACCGGCACGCCGCGGGCCGCGGCGCGGCCGAGGCCCTCCGGCATGCTCGGCACCTTTCCGGTGTGGGCATGCAGCGAGGCGGATGCCGTGTCCATGTCGGGCGCGTCGACCTCGAACGTCTTGCCATCGACCTGCATCTCGAAGACCGGCATCACTCACCCGCCTTCTTTTCGCGGATGCGCGCGCCGTTCGGCAGCGTCACCCAGCCTTCGGCATCGGGTTTGGTTTTGGACGCGCCGCCAGCGTTTCTTTTCGCTCCCGGTATGCCATACTCTTCTAGCGTTTTATCGAGCGCGGTCCGGGCCGAGCCTAGTTCGACTTCCATCTGGTCGAGCGCGGCGCCGATCTGGCCGTCGCTCCATGCCTTATCGAGCAACTCATGAGCGCGGTTCGTATCGGTTACCCCGATCTGTCCTACAGGTTTCAGGACGCGCGCATAAACCGGAACCAGCGATTCAATGGCGATGCCAAGCTTGATGACATCCTTTCCGCCGGTTTTCTTCTTCGCGGCGTTGATCAGGCTGTTGATATCCGGATATTCCGTGCGCGAAACCCGAGCGGAAGCCTCTCGAACGCGAGGTATGAGTGTAGTCGCTTCGTTTTCCGCCAATTCGAGACCCGCCGCGCGGTTCTCAAGAGCCCGCCTACCTGTCGCTTGCGCCTGAAATTTTTGCCATCGCGTCGGCCATTGATTTACGTCTCCACCTTCCGCGATTTCCTGTTCGGCTGCGCGGGTTCGGATTGCGGTTGCCTGTTGTTGTCCCTGTATTCCACGACCCATGTTCGGCGGGAGTTTTCCAGTTAATCGATACTGGTTTGCGTCGGCATCAAGCGTCGCACCCGCCTCGCCGCCTGCGTTGCCATAGGCCGCGGCCGCCGGCCCTTGATAGAGCGTTTTTCCGGTACGCGGGTCGACAAGCGTGGTTTGCGCTCCCACGGACAGCGGCGCGATCGACGCCTCAATGCGGTCCGCCCAGGCCCGCAGCTCGTCCGCCTTCGGTTTTGTCCGCGGGTTGGCCGCTTCGATTTGAGCGGCACGCTGGCGCAGCGCCATTGCCGCCTGTTGCGGATCATTGAACCCTGGCGGCAGTGGCACCTGCGGCACGATCGGGCCTTGCGCCTGCTGCTGCGGCGCCTGTCCGGCGGGCGCGGCAGGCGCGCCCTGCGGCTGCTGCGCCTGCGGCCGGGGTGATACGGCGTTCGCCGAAGGCGGCAGGCTCGGCGCGCCGCTGCCGTCGGCTGCGGCAAACCGGCTTGCGAACGTGGACGGCGCCTCGGTTGACCCATCGCCCGGCGCATAGCGGTCGATCAAGACTTTGGCGCGGCGCTGCTGGCCAGGTGTCAGCACCGCGTTCGGATCGACGCCCAAGAGCTGCGCGACCTTGCCGATCGTCTGGCCTGTGACAGCATCCTGTTGCGGCAATCGGTCGGTGACCATCGAGGCGATCGTGCCCTGCCCTGCATCGCCCTGCGGCGAGTTTTGGGCTGGCGGCGGCAGCGGGCGCGCCGGGATCGACGCGGGTGCAGCTCCGCCGCCCTGCCCGCCTGGCGCGGCAGGAAAGAGCGGCGTATTTCCCGCCTGCTGCTGTTGCAGCAACGGTGCCAGTTGCGTCAAGGCGTTGATATCGCCCTTCTGCGCCAGCATCGCGGCGATCCGGCCATAGTCGGGCTGGCCGGTTTGCGGATCGACAGGAAGGCCTCCCCTGAAGGTGCCGGCGATGTCGAGCCCCTGCTGGCCTGCGGCAATGCGCTGCTGGTTCAGCTTCTGCTGCTGCTCGTTGAAAATCTTCTGGTACGGATCATCCGCTGCCCAGTTGGAAAAATTGGCAAAGTTCATCAGCGGAGCGGCATAGCTCATGCCGCCCGGAGGTGAGACCCCTGAATCAAATCCGACCATCAGGCAGCCTCGAGGAAGCGCGCCAGATCAGCGGCATATCGGGTTGCCTTGTCGTACCGTACTGCCTTGTAGCCGCCGATTTCGACGACGGCCTCGGGATGGGTCTTCTCGACGTCTTGCGCCATCAGGCCAATCCGAAAGACGTTGTCGCCGATGTAGCGATACTTATAGACCGGCTGTCCATCGAACAACTCGCCGACCTGATCGACATCTTCCTTGAGACGTTCGTCGGAGAGCATCGGCAAGAACGACATCAACGCCGAGCCGATGCCCGATACGGCGTTGCCGCCGACCGAGCCGCCGCCCGCGGTCTTCATGCCGCCGATGCCGCCGATCGCGTTCCAGATATTGCCCGATGCGTTATAGCGCGCCAGATCGGCGTTGGCGTTGGCATTGCCGATGCCGGTCTGCGTGGCGTAGCCGAGCTGGCCCAGCTGATTGTATTGATTGGCGGTCGCGTTGCCGAGCCCGGTATCGACATTGGCGATACCGCCGGCCGCCGCGTTGGAGGCGTTGAGAAACGGCATCAGATTCTGCACCGCCTGCTGATACGTCGTGCCCGCGAGACCCTGGTTGAATTTCGACAGCGCCAGCGCCTGATTGCCGGACGCATTCATGCCGGTCGCTGCGGCCTGCGCGTTGATCGCGTTGTCACCCTGCTCGAGCTGGAACTGGTAGCCTGGCGTTGCCTGCAGCGCCTGCAGAATCGAGCTCGGTACGCTCGGCCCGACGCCGCCGCCCCCCGACGATACGGGAGCACCTGTCGGCGACGATCCGACTGTTCCGGCCGAAGGCGCGGTGATGCCGAGCAGGTTCGTCAGTTGCCCGACGCCACCTTGCGCCGTGCCGTAGTTCTGCAGGTACGGCTGCAGCGCCTTGGTATAGTTGGTCTGAAGCGCGCCGATGCCCTGATTGATGTCGCCGGAGGCCAGGCTATAGCCGCTGTTGAGACCGGCGATCTGCGCCTGCGCCGCATCCTTTGCGGGCTGGTCGGAGAAGATATCGAAGATGCCCATCAGACGACCCTCACCATCATGACCGATCCGTTGCGATAAAATTGAAACAGCTGCACGCCTGCGGCTGCGGCCGCGGCGTCGTTGGCGGCGTTGACCAGGTTGGACGGCGCGTTGCCGGCGGAGATCGCGGCAACCAGCGCGTCCAGCTTGGCCATGTAGTCGCGAAACAACTGCGTCGGCTTGCCGTCGCGATCGGTGATTGGAAACGACGGATCGAATCTATTTTTGACCGGCAGCGTCACGGCGTGACCTCGCGCGGATCGGCCGACATGGTGGCTCCCATTAAGCCGCGATACACCGGATCGGTGATATCGACCCGCCAGCGCACGCCGCTCGGACCGGACTGGCCGCGGTTCTTGACGGATGCGCGCGAGCGCTTGGTCTTGCCCTGCGGCGCCAGCGATCGGATCGAGGGATTGTCAAACGTTACCCCGCCATCCTTCGAGCAGGAGATCGCGCATTGCGGATTGACGGCACCCACGGGTGCCGTGATGTCGGTCGCAACCCCGCCACTGACATAGGCATGAACGAACACCGTTCCCTGCAGCTCGATGTGGGTTGCGTCCACGACTGTCATTCCGAACACCCCGTTGGCCTCGACCGTGCCCAAGACTCCCGCGACCTGCACCTGGTCTCCGGTTTTCGCCTGTGCCGTCAGGTTGACCGTGAGCCGCACCACGCCGCCGGTCCCGGCCCCAGCCCCCAGCACAATCATCTGGTAGTTGCCGACCGCTTGCCCCACGCCGAAGTCGAAATCGAAGTCTGCGCGCGCGATGCGCAGCTGATTCGGAAAATCCTTCACCGGTCCGGATTCGATTCGGAACAATTGGAACGCGCCGTCTTCGGAAAAATTCGTCAGGTCGTGGAACAGGAGGTTGCCACTCTGCTGGTCACCCACGATCCACTTGTTGAAAGCGGGATGGCCGCCTGTCGCGCGCCAGCGCCCGTACACCCCGCCATTGAGCGAGGAGCGCTCGTTCCACTTTTTCGTGGCGAGGTTGAATTCCCAGCTCCACGCCGGCGAGGAGATGTGCCATAACTTCTTGCCGCCTTCCGAATAGCAGCCCGCCTCGAGCAGGTTGCCGGCCTTGACCTGCACCTCGATCAGGCGGTCGAGATCGGGCGGCGATACCTTTGTCGGCGCCAGCGAGCCCGGCGACATCCACCACACGCCAAAGTCGGAAGCCGCCCATAACAGCTCGGAAAATCCGGTTTCCCAGCCCGCGATGGCTGCCGACTGCGCAAGGCTCGTTTCCAGCGTGGTGAGCCGCGCATAGGGAAACGCGGGCGCCGCGTTGGCCGCGTCCTGCCATACCTCGCAGGATCCTGTGGTGAAAAACAGCATCACGTTCGAAAACGGGATGCCTCGGAGCAGCGTCACGTCGGCCTTGGCCTGCACGGTGATGAACGTCAGCGCATTCTGTGTCAGCGCATTCAAGCCGGAAGCAAACACCCGGCAGTCGGCGATGGTGAAGAAGAAATAGCCGTCCTGGTTACTGACCGAGTTCGGCTGCGGCAGCACCCCGCCTCCGGTATAGTTGACCGGCGCGCCGCCGCCGGAGAGCTGATAGGCGCCGTTGTCGACGTCGACCGCGACCACGTCCGGATTGGCCGCCTGGTCGCGCGCGATCGAGACCTTCTTGGCACCGGGAAACGCGCCTAGCACGTTGATGTTGCCGGCAGCGTCGACCGTCAGCGCGGTATTGAGAAACACCTCGTAAGACAGGTTCTTGACCAAGAGCCCGCCGCGGTAGCCGGCTTGCGCGGTGTTGGCAAACCGTGTCAGGCCAGAAGAGCCGCGCCACACCTGCGGTGCCGGAGCAGATGGCTTTGAGGCTTCGCCCAGCGGCTCGGCATAGCAGTTGATCAGCCGCCCCGATCCTTCCTGCGGATTGGCGCCGGGGAAGGACGACAGCGGAAACGGGATGGTTGCAGGACGGCTCATCAGAAGTTTAGGATCCGCAGCGGTTCATAGGTCGGCCGGCCGCGCGTCATGATCTTCAGCGACTTCGCCGCAGTCCCTGCGCCGACTTCGACGCCGGCCGCGCCGCCAAGGCCCTTGTTCACCAGCGTCACATACTCATCGCCCCGCACGCCGAATTTTGTCGCGCACTCGCCGGCGACGATGTCGGCGAGATCGGAGAAGTAAGCGCCCGGGATGTTGTCGGGATCGGCGATAAAGACGACCTCGAGGCCCGCGAGTTTTCGGAACGTCGGATCGAGCTTTTCGTTGACATAGGCGAAATCCTCGACGTCGACCGGCTGCCCCGCCGCGAGCACGCCGAGATTCTTCAGCGCCTCGAGCACGAGGTCGCTTGAGGTGCGATAGGGAGAATTGATCGCCATGGGGTCTTACTTCACCAGGGCAATTGATTGATGCCGGCATTGATCCAGATCGAGGCGACCTGGCCTTCGGTGAGCTCGTCTCCCTTGGCGAGATCGTGCAGCCGCGGCATGAACAGGGTCGCCAGATACGCATAGTCGTCGGCCCCGACCTCGCAAGAACCCTGCAGCTCGCGGTCGCGGGCAAAGCGCGCGATCAGTTGATCGGTGTGCTCGATCGCGGGATCCTTGATCCAGTCGATCATGTGGGCGCGGTATTCTTCGGCCGTCTTCGGCATCGACTTTTCCTCGCGCCGGCCGCGGCCAGAGCCTACCCTGAAATGCTTGTTTTCGCGCGCCCGCTCGATCAGGTGGAAATTGAGCTTGTCGCGCTCGCCCCCCTCGGCGTGCCCGGTGATCTCCTTTGGCACATTGGCCTGAAAGGTGTGGCCGCACCATTTGGTGATGGGAGGATCGCCAACGCCGGGGATATAGGTGATCGTTTCGGTGACCGGCTCGACGACGGCTGCAGAATCTTCAATCGCTCGTGGTTGTCTCGCCATGATGGCTCCTGGTTTAAGGTTTAAGATTGTCAGACAATGACCGGCGGCGTTTCTAGCACTCACCTGTCAGGTTATTTTCCGCTGTCGGTGCCGGATGCAATTGAATGGATCGCGATCAGCGTCACCAGCTCATTGCCTTCAACGGGATGCCAGTGCTTGCAATTCCGCCCCCGCCATCCGGTCTTGAGGCATCCGTTCTCGCGGCCAGCATTCTTGCCCCAATAGCAATCATTTTGCTGGCCATTATCGCGGTCGCACCGGCCGTAGTTCTCCAACACGTATTCGAGAACATCGCTTCGCGCTAACATTGCTTCGCGGCCGGATTCTTCTTGATCGCGTTGCGGCTGGTCACCATCCGGTAGCCATCGGAAAATTCAACGAGGCAGCTGTTCATGGTGCCGCGCGCCAGCACATCGCACGGCTGTCCCTTGCGGCCCTGTCGGTCCCATCGATAGAGATACGGCAGCGCTAGCGAAACATCGCCCGCGGCGGGGTGACCGATGATTGCCGACGCGGATGCAGTGGCGCCTTGATTCATATTCGCCTCGCAAAACAAACGACGGCTTCACCCGATTAACGCCCTTATGTCTTCGGCCTCTCGGCCGCCGTCCTGCCCGGCGCGGCATCGGATGCGTGTTTGACCTGAGGGCCGTCAGCCTCGCAGGCGGAGTTTGGGCAAGCCGGAGTTTGGGCGATGCCCGGGACAAGCCCGGGCATCGATGTTCGTCAGCAAGCCGCGGCGGTCGCACCCAGCGGAATGCCGCCCGGCAGGCACGAGCCATCATTCGGCGCGATGTACTGAATGATGAAGATCACCTGGCCTTGCGTGCCTTGCGATCCTGCGGCGCCGACGGTGTAGGTCGCATAGATGTCGAAGCCGCCGTCCGCGCCGGTTGCGGTTGCACCCGCACCGGTCACCAGTTCGCCCGCGCCGGCAAAGGCCGTGTTGTAGACGGCTGCGGTCGATGCACCGGTGAAGACGCTCAAGCCGGCCATCACGTTGGCGGATTGCCCGGAAGTGCCGAGCGCAACCGTTGCCGAGGTGGTCGGATTGAACGTGGTGATGATCTGGCTCGAGATCGCCACCAAGAACGCATTGTACGGCACGTTGGCCACCCGCTTCGAGCACGCCGTATCGGCGGCGCGAAGCAGGCAATCGTTGAAGTTGAACGTGAAGCGGATGTACTGAACTTGCTGGTCGAGCGGCATACGCGGCGATAGCGATTGCGTCGGCGTCAGCGTCAGCGTGGTAGCAAAGAGTGGTCCGATGGCAAGCGATGCTACGCCAAGGGCGGCGAGCACGTTGACAACAATGCCAGCGAGCGCGCGCAAGAGTTTCTGTTTCATGGTTGACCTCTTTAATCCGCGCGTTTTTAATGACGCGGGAGATGGGTTGATGGCTGAAGAGTGGAGACCTTGCGCCGGTTACGAAGATTGCTACGCAATCTCCGATCTTGGCCGGCTTGCCCGGACTGCAACCTACGGACGCAATCCCAAGCGCTGTTGGAAACTGAGGGCACCCGCACTCAAGAGGGGTTACCGCGCCTATCACATGAGCAAGGACGGCATTAACGAATATCGCCTTGCACACATTCTGGTCTGGTCCACCTTCAAGGGACCAATTCCAGATGGCCTCGAAGTCAACCACATGAATGGAAATCGAGACGATCCGGCGCTTACGAACCTTGAGCTACTGACACGATCGGGAAACGCTGCTCACTCGTTCCGGGTACTCGGACGGGCGAACTTCAATGTGCCGCAACTCGGCTCAAGAAACGGAAGTGCCAGACTGACCGAAAAAGACATTCCGGAAATCTTCCGGCTTTCAGCCACTGGACTGCACCAATGGCAGATTGCCGAACGCTTCGGCGTGTCCCAACGGACCATTGGAATGGTGTTGAGCGGTGAGACGTGGCGCCATATTTCAGGCGCCACGCTCAAGACTGACTAGGATCAATTGTCGGCAACGGCCGCAAAAAATCCTGTATAAACCCCCCAATCTTTAAAATTGCCGGTAGCGTTGAGCTTGGCGATCTTGCCGACGCCGTAGGCCATCTTGATGCCCGCGCCGCGGAGGAACTGATAATCGTCCTCCTTCAGGAAGGTCGGCGTCGGCATCTTGCCCCAGCACCAGGCGACCGCGCCCTGCCCGCAGAGATGGGCGGGAGCGATCTGGATGCCGGCAGCGCCCGCGGTCTGATAAAACACCGGCAGACGCAGCGAGAGCTCCGGCACTTCGCGGATGATCACGCCGTTGTACAACAGATCGCCGTCGACGAAGATCGGGTTCTTCAAATAGCCCTGATTTTCCCTTGCTCGCGAGTTCTGGTTCGCGGTCTTGATGTCGGCGTCGTTTTGCGCGTCGCGGAACTGCTCCTGGCCGACGAACAGCACGAACCACTCGGTGCCGTTTTCCTTCAGCTTGAAGGGCCGGATGCGCGGGTTGGCTTTCTTGGCCGACCGCTTCATGCGGTTGACCAAGGCGCCCGACAGCGTCATGCCGGCGGTGATGTTGGCCATCGATCCGGCGAAGTTGCCGGCGATCAGGTTGGCGGTATTGCCACTTCCGATCAGGAGACGATCGGCATTGTCCGTGATCCAGGTGTTGCGCTGGGCGGCGGTTGCGAGATCGAACAGCACGCCGTTGACGCGCTGGCCGTTGGCGGAGCCAAGACCAGCAGGAGCTGCCTGTGACGGGACTGCGTAGAAGCCGTCGACGATCTCGTCGCGCTGCTTCTCCTGTCCCCAATCGACCAGTGCGGGTTTGACTTCGCCCCACAGGTCGACCGAAGACTTTTGCTCTTCGGCGTTGTTGATGGTGACGGCGTTGCGGGCCCAGTCGATCCAGAACCGCGTGCCCTGGTTGTCGAGCTGTTCCTCGTTGCCGCGCAGCGTGCCGGAGGCAACGCCTTGCGAATTGAGACGAGCACGCAACGGGATGTTGATCTGCTCGCCGCCGTTTTTGCCGCCCTTGTCGAGATCGGTGATCACCCGGATGATCGAGTTGATCGCGGTTCCCATGTAGGGCGAGAACAGGTTTTCGCGGACGTATTCGCGATAGACCTCTTTTCGAAAGAAGATGAGTTTGTTGTTTGCAGCAGTAGTCGTCAGCGCCATGGCTGAATTCCTTTTTGAAAAGGCTCAGCGCCAAGACGGGGCGTTAGATTGCAAACCGGCCTTACTGCGCAGCGTTAATCAGCCGCACGCAGGCTTCGTCATTTTGGAAAATCGCTTTGGGTCCTAGCGCCAGGCGGCGTCAGCGACCGCCTGCTCGGAATCATCACTGACGCGCGGATCGCTCCGCTCGGCCCCGAGATTGGAGCCCGGTGCGCCGTTCAATGATTTCGGCAGGCGGGTTGTGGTACGCGGTCGGCCATCATCACCATGAGCAGCTTCGCCTCTAAGATCGGCGATCAGCTGCTTGCGAAATTCAGGGTCTTTCAGGAGGGTTTGTCGGGTCTCCTCGCGGATGCGCTCTTTGTAGGCTGTCGGGTCATCGCCGACTTCTGCGAGCGTTTGATTCCGCTTGTGCCAGCTAACCAAAGCATCGCCCGGATTGGGCGAGTTGTAGATGCGCTGCACGATTGCCCGGTCATCGGGATTGTTCGCATCCAGACGGTTGATCGCTTCCATCGCCTTCGGAAATGCTTCGCCGTGCTTGACGTGCGCAAGCTCGAAGCTTGTCGCAACGCTATTGTGGCGAACCACGCCTAAGACTTTGTTGACCTCGTTCTGAATGGTCCTTTTGATACCGGTCGTGAACCCTTTGGGGTCTTCGAAGATGTCGGGCTCCGCCTCCTCGGCTTTCACCTCGGTGGCAGGCTTCGGCGGCTCGGTACGCGGAGCGCGGGTCAGATCGTCGATCCGCCGCATCGCAGCGTCGAGCTTATCGCTGAAGGTCTTGGTGACCTCGTCGATCTTGGCCTTGACCGTATCGCGCTCCGCTTCAGCGGCCCGCGCCCGTTCATTGGCCTCCCGCAGCTTGCCCGACGGCACGCGACCTTCCGGCTGCTCGGCGGGTTTGGCTTCAGGTTTCCCCTTGCCGTCTTCCGCCGCGAGCGGCTTCTTGTCGCCTTCCGTCTCGCCTTCGCCTTCATCCTCGCCTTCGGATTCCGTCTCGCCGTCGGCGTCTTCACCTTCGGTTTCGTCTTCGTCCTCCGGCTCCTGCTGGCCTTCGAGGCCCTCGCCGATATCTTCCAGCGAGCGGTCACCCGTCTCGTCCAGCGCGGACGTGTCTTCGTTACCCCACGCCTCTCCTGCGATTTCTTTCTCCGTTTCAATGATCGCGTCGGAAATGGCGTCGACTTCCCTGATGGCCATGATGGCAAACCTTTGACTGTTTCGCGTTTCGTCGCGATGACGGCAGTCCATATTCGAGAGCCTGCGCAAATTTGCGCAAGCCTCAACGCCAGGACCGAAGAAGAAGCGTTGCGCCGTATGGAGGACGCCTGCCGCCGGGTTTTGTAGTTCGGCAACCCGTAAACTGCCGCGCGCCGTCTGGTGGCGCCGACCGAACTTTTCTAGCTGTCGAGCACGTCGCCCTTCGGCGCCTGCGCTTGCTTGGAATGCATCTCGACCGCTTTCGTTAGCGCGTCGGCGAGGATCAGCGCCGCGGCCGGTGAACATCGCAGGTGAGCCGTGCAGGCCATGTCAGCAGAAACCATGCCGTCGGACTTCGGCATCAGCACCCGCGCTGCGAGCTCGACCTCGATGTTGCCGGAATAGGTGCCGAATACGGGCGCGTTGTCGAAATAGACGATCGGCGCCGCGGCCGCGTTCTTTAAAAGCGGCGGCGGGCCTGAGACGGGTTTTCCCTTGATCGACATCAGAGCTGGAACCCCCAGGCGTTGACGGTTGCATTGGTTGATCCGGCGCCGAGCGAGGGCAGCGCAACGGGAATGGTGGTGTTGACGGCATTCGCCGGAACGCAGGGAGAAAACGGCACCACCAGCGACTGGTTGGCAAGCGTCACGCCAGCAACCGAAGCATAGGTGAACGTCAGGGTGCCCGTGATGGTGTTGGTGACCGTCGGCGAGACCACAGCGGCAGCGGTAGAGCCGGTCGAGGTGATCGCAAAGCCGCAGATGTAGGTGGTCTTACTGGCAGTAGCGGCGAGAGTTGCGGTTGCGGTTGCAGCCGCCACGTTGCCCGACGCTGCCGTGATCGGCGTTGCCGCAACACCCGTGGTGGTGTTCGACGGATACGGCGGAAACGACACGGGCGACGGCACCACGCCGGCGGCACTGCAAGGCACCGCCTTGTTGGAGGTGTTGAGGCACATGCCGAGCGCGCCGTTCACGCCGCCGTTGTTTGGCGTGTAGAAATACGTGTCGGTATTGGGCGACTGCGCCTGCGCCGGAAGAGCGGCGAGCGACAATAGGATGCAGGCGAATAGTCGCAAGAGCAGCGTTCGCATGTCAGAACCTCTCGATTGTCAGATCGGCGGCGCGGCGGGCGGCGTGCCCTGTTGCTGCGCGCCTTGCGGCGGATTGAGGAACGGCGCCATCACCTTGTGCGCCTCGAACAGCGTGTCGCGCACGAATTCGCGGCCGTCGAGATCGATCGACGCCGCAGCATGTCCGACTTTTGCCCGTTTTTCTTCCGCTGTCGCTGCTGCCTGGTCGGCGGAAGCAAGCAGCTTGCGCGTCTCGGCCGCGGTCTTGGCGTTCCGTCCGACCAGCGCTTCGAGACCGAGCCGGGCTTGCGTCTGCTGCACCTGCAGCTGCTCCGGCTTCGGCGCCATCATCTTCAACAGCCGGTCTTTTTCCGAGCGCGGCAGGTTCGGATTCATCTCGATCAAGACCTGCGGCGGGAAGGTGCCGGGCGGATAGCCCTTCAGCATGTCGTAGGTTTCCTGCATCATCGACATGATGTCGGGACCCTCATCCAGCGCGATATTGACATCGAGCGCGCCGACGGCGTTCACGATCACCGGACGGCCCCACTGATCGAGATCGACGCCGTTCAACTGGATGAACTGCGCGAGCTTGTCGTTGGTGTTGACCCTGATCCAGCGCTCCGCGGTCCAGTGCCGCTGCACCGTGGTCCAGATTTTCCGGTATAGGTTGATCTTGAACATCCGGTGCGCCAGCACGAACGGCCCGAGCTCGGCCATGCCGGGCTCGCGCAATATTTCCAGCGCCCGCCCGGACAGATTGCCAAGGCCGCCAGGCCCGGTAATCGCCGCAATGTTGGAATTGGCAAAACCGTCGAGCTCGGCCTTGGCGTCATCGGTGAAGGCGGCAAATGTCGCGATGTCCGGATGGGTATCGTCGACCTTGAAGTCCTTGCCAGGATTGCGCTCGACATAACCGTCGTGCCGGGCCACTTCGCGCCGCGCGATCTCGACGTCGTCGACCGCGCCCTTTTCCGCAATCACCCGCCGCGAGTTCGCCAGCGCCAGCGTCTTCGACTTGCCCTGGTTGAGCGCGTCCTGCGGACCCTTGAAGGTGCGCACGAACGAATAGCGGTCGCCATCCTGGTCGATCGCGGCGCAGAACATCTCAAACGATGACGCGCTGTTGCCGGTCTCGTCGAAGAACGGCGAGACGCCCTGGTCCAACAAAACGTTGGCGACATAGAACGCCCAGCACCAGCGCCCCTTGTACTTGTACCAGTGCTCGACCATGCGCAGTCGTCGCGTGGTGGAGATGATCCACTTGATTTCGCGGTCGGAGTTGGTGGTTAAGTCGCTGTCGCCCTGGAACAGGCCTTCCATCTCCTCGCGCTTGTCGGGGAAGATTTCAGCCGCCGCATCGATGTCCATCCACTTGGCGATGCCCTCGTAGCGGCAGTCCTTGAAGTCGAAGCGATAGGATCGCGGATCGTAGAAATACTCGTCTCCAATCACCCAGTGCACGCCGCAGTCGGGATCGCCCTTGTCGCCCTTCTTCAAAACCAGCTGCACCCCGCCGATGGCATCGACCGCGGTCTGCAGGATGCACCAGTAGTTGATCGAGTTCTTGAACTGGCTGCCATCGAGGACGCTGCGGATCGATTGGGTCGCGATCTCGGCGCCCTCCTCGCTCTTCGGGTTTTTTCCCTCCGCCTTCGGATCGCAGCGCGTCCGCTCGACGCCGCCGACGATGCCGTTGATCTTGCGCCCGACCCGGTTCCAGATTTGCACCGGCTGATGGCGGGCCTGTAGTACGCGCAGCTGTTCGGCGGTGAGCTGCGCGCCGTGATAGTAGCGCCGGGAGTCCTTCTGTTCCTCGATCTCCTCGACCTTGCTATCGAGATAGTCGAGATATTGCTGGCGCAGCGTGCGCACCGGCAAAAACATCTCGCTGTCTTCGAGGTCGACGTCGCGGTCGCGCTTGTCCTCATCCGGGTTGTTGTGGTCGCGCGCGCCGATTAGCGGAGCGAGCCGCGCGGCGTCGGCGCGGTCCATCGCGTCGAGAGGTGAGAATTCAGTCAGCGGCATTTCACCAACACTTATGGATATTGACAACGATGATGGTTATGACCGCGGTCGAGATTAACAACCCCAACACGGCGACTATGCAAGGCACGTCCATCAGCGCGCACTCAACTTTGCCATCTGCTTCGGCGAGATGCGGCCCATTTTTGCCAGTTGCCCGGCTTGCGCTGCGGTCTGCTTCAGCTCTTCGGCGTGGCGCGTCGCCTCTTTCCGCACCAGTTCGAGCAGCTTCTTGTTCCGGGTGATCTCGCCGGCGCGCAGCAGCGTATGCATGGCGTCGCGGACTTCCCATTCGTCATACTTTTTGGTTTTGGTCTTCGCGTTCGCCGTTGCTAGCATCGGTGCGTCTTTCGCCATGATCTAAAAACTCCCTTGCGCCAGTTGCTGTTGCCGCATTTCGTGCCGGGCTTGCAGCATCCGCCTGGCGAGATCGAGGTTCGCCGTCTCGCGCCACACCTTGACCACGGCGGTAAACCCGTGTTCATTGACGAGGTCGCGCCAGCCGCGATCGAGCATGTCGACCGCGATCATCATGCTGTCGCGGTCGTAGTCGGGATCCTCGTCCGGCTCTTCCGGAATGTCGGACCAGCGCGGACGGTGATCCTCGAAACGCCGCCGCCGGTTTAACCGGACCGACGTCATCGGATCAGACCTTCGCCATCACCTTGTCGAGCTGACGATCGGAAATCTTGCCCTGCTTGTGCAACGCTTCCGCCTGCCGCTGCTCTTTGGAAAGCTTCTTGTCCGGTCCCAGCACTTCCTCGAGCTGCTCGCGCGCGATGTCGAGCGCGTCGACTGGCTTCGACAGAAGATGCCCTTCGACCATTGCCGCGATCCGTTTGCATTCCTCGATCGCCTGGTCCGGCGTATCGCCGAGGGCCACGACAGCGCCGATCTCCGCCGAGCCGGTCCATTGCGGGATCACGTAATACTCGCCCTCGATGCAGCAGAAGTTCCGAAGCTTGACGTTCTCTCGGATGTCTTCCGGGAACGAAACATGCATCCAGTTCTGGTCGGCCCATTCGGAAATCAGCAAGACCTCCGCGCCCCACTTCGCCTTGAACTCGGGCTCGATGACAAACCCTTCGGCGCCGTACCAGATGGCTTCCGCCATGTTGGCCATCATGACCTGGTAGAGTTCGTTCGGCGGGGATCCGGCTCTACAGCAGGGATCGATCAGATAGGCCTTGCCGTCGTTGGTGCAGCGGACTTCGGTCGAGATGAAGCCGCGATAGCCGTAACGCTTCAAGGCGGGCGAAAGTTTTTCGTTGACGGAACGGACCTGCACCGGCAGTTCATTCCAGCGCGTGGTCTTCATCAGATAGGCTTCGTCCTTGACCTCCACGCCGGTCATCGCGCCCTTGGGGAACTTGCCGTCGATCGTAAAACCGTCGTAACCGGTCTCGACGGCATCGTTGATGCCTTCCTCGACCGTGAATTTGATCACCTTCTTGAGCGCGCCGAGATTGTGCTCCAGCTCGTCGAGCCGCGTCTCGACCTTCTCGTAGGTCTTGGCGCCAAAGGTTTCCATGTCGCCGCGGGTGCCGGAAATCTTGACCCACTGATCGTCATTGGCCTTGAGATGCTTGCGCAGCGCCTCAAGACCTTTGATCACCTTGTAGGGACCGATATCGATGCCGAGCTTTTTCGATGCCTCCTTCGAGGTCGGCCGGTCGATCTCCAATTCCGCCCCGAGGCGGCATCCCCACACCCGCTTGCCTTGGGCTGCCAAGAATTCCTGCAGGTCGCCCTCGTAGACGTCGGGGAAAATCCAGATATCGATGTCGTCGAAGAACGACCAGGGCGAAGCGACCCGCTCGACGCCGTCGATGCCCTCGCCGATCATGAGCGCGTTGGACTTCGGCATGCCGGACGTCCAGGGCACGTAGTACAGCACGCGGCCGAACGACTTGGCGAGCGTGACCGCCACTTCGCAAAATATCCCGTTATCCCAGATCAGACAGGTCTTGGATTTGAGATTGACGGGCATTTGCGTCAGGCTGCCCTGACCGATCTGGTTGCGTCGTACAGCGCTTTCCCCTCATCGGACCGCAGGTCGATGAATTTCAATCCAGTCCAGATCGACGGGATTTTCTCGCCCGTTTTCTTGTAGAGATTGACCGTATGTCCGACTGGCAATTGTTCTTTGGGAACCGTCGGCTCGAAATACCAGCGGCCGTTTTCGAGAAAGGCGGTCACGTTGTGGCCGCCGCGAAGGATTCCCTTCACCCATTCGGGGCGCTCGTCCGCGGCAAACTTGTCTGAATTCCAGATGGTTTCGTGTGACAATTCGACCTCCAATTGACTGCGCAGCGCCATCGCGCCGAAGTGGAACGCTAGCCGGGTCATTTCAGATTGAGTTCGGCATAGAAGCGCTTGCCGCTGCCGAGCGATACTTTCAGCCCGAAGGCGGCGGCCGCGGCATCGATGTCGGCTGAAAAATAATCCCGGCACGAGCAGACGAACAGGTAGGCGCCCTCGTGATCGGACCAGGTATCGAGCGCGAGAAAGGATTCGGTGATCGGCAGCACGATCGTCTGTCCCGTGCCGCCCTTGCCGTTGATCGGATAGCTCCACACCGCAGGCTCCGCGACCGCCGTCATGCCGATCGCTTTCGCGACCTCGTGCAGGAACGCGATCCAGTTCTGATCGGTGAGCTTGCCAACCAGCACCACGCCGAACGAGTGCATCCGGCTTCCAAGCACAGGCTCGACAAAGCCCATCTCAGTAGTTGCCCAGATGCCGCTTGGCGGCCTTTTCCGAGATCATGCCGCGCTTGATCGCGCGCTTTGCGGTCTTGCGCTTGGCCTTTGGCGGCTTCATCGGCGCTGTGTTTTGCACGCCCGCCGGCTCGCGCTCCGGTTTGCCCTTATAGGCGAGCGCCTTGTTGTTCGGTGCAGCCGTTGTGTCAGCCATCTTGTTCTTCCTCATGCGGATCGGCGGTTTCATCGTCGCAGACGTCGCGCCACTCGTCGGGATCGTCGTACTCGAAGCCGTCGGCGAGCGGGAGCTCGCCGTTTTCGTCTTCGGGCATCAGCTGGGATGCGTATCTTCGTTCGGCTCGGCATGCCCCAAGACCGCCTTGAGCTCGGTGAGCATCGAGGGCGTCACCGGGGCGTTGTGCTTGTGGGCGTGCTCGAAGTCGGCGACCAGCGTCTTGGCGCGCTCTTCCATGGTCGGGTCGTGCGCATCGGCGTGGGCGTGCAGAGGCGCGGCGGCGTTCACTTCGTCGGTCATGGCTCTCTCCTTCTGTTCAGAGCGTTGCGGTTGATTCCGAGTAGCGGTCGCCGCCGGCTTCGCGGAAGGCATCGCGTTTCTCGGCTGTGTCCTTTGGCAGTGTCTTGATCCACGGCCGCGACATGCAGGCGTAGCGCCAGTCATCAGCCGCGTGGTCTTCCGAGTGCGTGTCCAGATCCTCGGCGCGGTGCGGATCGTGCTGCAGCACCGGGATGGTGCGGATCGAATCCAGGCACGTCGAAAAGCAGTAGATCATCGGGCGCCCCGCGGCCCAGTCGACCGAGCCATCAGCCTGCTTGCGGGCGGTGCCGATCAAGCGCCCCCGCATCTGGTCCCAGCCGCCCATCGGGCCGCCGCGGTCGTTGCCGTCAGTCTTCGAGACGCGGGAGTTGTCGGCCTCGTGGAACGTGATCAGCTTCTTTTTCAACAACTCGTCGTTGATGCGCTCGCCGATCGACGGCCCGCCGTCTTCCTTAAAGGCATTGGGATCGAGCACGCCGAACGACAGTTTCGGGTCACGCTCTTCAGCCTTAGCGATCCGCATGCCGAGCGCGGTTGCCGTCAGCTTGCCGCCGACTTTTCCGTAGTCCTCGCGGTATCGAACAAGCGCACCGCGTGGTAAAATACGTTGCTTTCCGGATACTCCTTGAAGCTGAAAAGATAGCCTTCCGGATGATCCCGTACGTTGACGATCTTCCCATCGATCCATGCCTGTTGCATGCGCGGCGACATCTTGAGCCAAACCGCCCAGCGCAAAGTCATCGCTGACGACGGCCCACCAGCCAATGCTGTACGGCGAGGCCGAACCCCAGTCGCCAGAGCGGAAGCGCAGCCAATGAGTTGGAAGAGTGAACGGCGCGAGTACATGCTGCTCGTTGCTCCATTCGGAAAAGAACGCGCCTTCGACCACGTCCCAGTCGCCGTGACGCATGGCGGCAACAAGCGTCGCCGAGCCGAGGCCGAAAAGCTTGTCTTCGTAATCCGGATCGTCCTGCAGAGCGGTCGGATTATCTTCGAGCCTGGCCGGGATAAACAGCCGCAACATGCCGCCTTCGGATCGTGGCATGCGGCGAATTTCCAACGGCACGCAGCCGTTGATGAAAGTTCGCTTGACCCAGAGATGACCGATATTTCCGGGATTGGCGCCGCACAGGATGCGCGGGAACTTGCCGATGTATTCCGGCGGCAGCTTGATACCGATTAACCGAACACGGCCGCGCAGGAAGCGGTACATCTTCTCGGTGAAGTGCGTCAGCTCGTCGATCAGAAGGACGTGGATTTCCGCGCCCTGGTACTTGTAGACGTCGTTTTCGCTCTTGCAGTGGCACAGGTAGATGACACTGCCGTTCCAGAAGCGGATTTCATCGCCGACGATCCGGCACCAGCCAGTAAAACTCCAGACCGCGAGCAGCGCGCGGAAGCCCTTCGGCCCTTCGAGATGGTTCTTGTAGAGGTCTTCGCGGACGCGGCGGAACAGGTAGACCTGCAGGCCCGGAATGTTGGAGCACCACACGATCGCGGCGATCCGCATCAGATGCGACTTGCCCGGACCGGCCGCCCCGCCGAACAGGACTTCCGTGGCCTCAGTTAGGAACGCGATCCACTGTTTCGGATGCAGATGGATCCGCAGCGCATCCGGGCGGGCTTCATGCACTTGCGTTCTGTGAGGACTGCGGCGCGCCGGTCATGATGATGGTCGGACCAACGGCTGCAACCGGCAACGGGGCACCATCCTTGCCGGTCGCCTCAACGCGGTCGCGCCAGATGCCGGCGAGTTTTGCCTTGGTCTGCACGCCGGTCAGGGCTGCGGAAAAATCCTTCTTTTTCATCGCCCCGTCGCGCGCGGCTTCCGCTTCCACGATCAGGGATCCTACCGAGGTCGAGGCGAGCGCCGCGCCTGCGTACTGGATCTCGGCAACCCGCTCGCGCACCGCCTTGCGCTGGCAGAATTTGCGCGCATTGGCCTTGAACGAGGAGGCAAAAGGATCGAGCCCTCCGATCGCGGCGGCCTCTTCCTTCAGCGAAGCGTCAGCCTTCAGCCCGCGCTTGTCGCGCTCTTCCGGCGTCAGCGCAAAGCCTGCCGCCAAATGCTGGCAGGCGCGCTCGAGCTGGGGATCACGTAACGCGACCATTTTCTGATTCCAAATGAGTCCCAACTGACTCAGTTTTGCCGTAAATGCGGGCCGCTCGCGCGGAGGGCAACCCCGACAAGCGGCCCGAAGTCATAGGGAGGAAACGCCCAAGGAGGGCAGCGACCGCGCGCATGCGAGGCCGCCTATACAAAGCAAAAAGCCCCGGACTATGCCGGGGCTTTTTGCAGGCTTCGCACTTCGCGTGACTTGCGCGTGACGTTGCCGTGATCCGTTCGTGACGTAGGCTAAGTGAGCTTTTCGATAGAACTGAGCGGAAGCTCGGCGGGGGTTGAACGTCCGAAGATGTTGATAGCTATGGTCGCGCACATTGATTCGTCAAGTTCCGAAAGTACGCCTTCGTTGATCTGCTGTTGAAGCTTGGCGGGCAGTTCTTCGACTACGCCGTTGAAACCGCGGAACGGTCCGGCTTTGATCAATACGTTTTCGCCGATGGCAAACAGTTGCTTCAGCGTTGTGGTCGCTGGGATCACGCCATCGCTTTCCAGCGACTTCAGGTGGTTGATCCATGCATTATCGGCCACGACCGGCTTGCCCGATGTACAATGCAGGCCATACACGCCCGTAAAATCAAACAGCTTGTGGCAGCGGGAGTCCTCCATATCGAAGCGGATGAACGGATAACTTGGAAAGATCGCCGTGAGTTGCGGGCGGCTGATCATAGCGCCCGCGCCGCGCTGGGATGGCGTCAATTGTCGCTTCGGCACCGCCCGCAGCACCAGCGTTTTCGGATAGTAGACCTCGTAGCCGAAGGGCCTCAGGAAATCCTTGATCCGCTCCTCTGCGCCCGACCTTGCCTGAAGCAGGTACCAAGCGTTGCCCTTACGGGTCCCGACTTGCGGTTGGCGCGGCCACTGGCACGCCGCGCCGTCGATTACCTCGATCTGTTCGTTTTTCGCCGCCATCAGCATGTGCCTCTCCGTTCACTTGAAATCCGCAAAATCCTGATCGCTCATCAGAGCCTCCGGCGGCCCCGTGGTGTAGATTTTACCCTCCGAGGACGGCGGCCACGGCCAGGGGGCGCGGTCGCCTTCGCGCAGATGCTTGCGGACGCTGATCGTGATGGTTTCGCGGAGCAGCCCCTCCCACGCGCCAGCCTGTTTGTGATCGAGCGTTACCCATTCGGGTGGCGCCTGCGCCAGCGCCACAAGCTGCGGCGTCATCGGCTTGCGGTAGCTGATCGAGCCGTCGCCGGCGCGGTAGATTTTCCGAAAGCCCTCGCTGACAGCGGCGATGTCGTGCAGCACGATCAGCGCCTTGGCCTCAGCGCTGTCGCGGGGATAGGAAACCGACACCGTCTCGGCGGCTTTTTGCGCCTCCAGCAGCGTCCAGCGTTTTTCCTCGAGGTAGCGCCAGCCGGCCGGAACGTTCTTGCGGCCCAGCCGTTTCAGGTGCTCCAAAAACGGCGCGATCCCGGCAAGCGCCGGCTCCACTTCGGCCTCGGTCAGGCCTTCGGCGGCGTAGGCTGTGCGTTGCCGGTCATCGGCTGCAGCGGTTGGCCATCGCGCCTCGAATGAAACCAGAAATCTTGCTTTTCGATCCCGCGCGCGCGCATCTCTCTCACGTTCAATAGGGGTACGTTCTAAGGGGGCGTTCTTGGTGCCCACGTATGGCTGGGCACCCGTGCCCACGTATGGCTGGGCACCCGGGTGCCCATCTTGTTGGGCACCATCGGCTGCAGTTTCGTCCTCGCATAGGGTGCCC